GCTAAAACATAAGGTGCTACGCATTTTTCTTATTTCCAATGCCGGCCTGAGCCTCATCTCTGTGCATAATGAACACAGGGCTCTGTTTACCTTCAATGTACCACCAGGCTTTTTGTATTCACTATTTATATAATTCATGTTTAAATAGTTCCCTACCGTAGCTTTTATCACTCCTCTACATGAAAGAAGTGTCTCAATCGGGTACTTCACTGTGCCAACTTTAATTTTGAGTCTAGGTGACTTGCTAGTGACTGTGGCTCTCATGCTTATCCAGCCTGGTTGACAAATACCGTAGCTTATTGGATAGCCCTTATCACTGTTTTTCAACACAGACCACTTATTGCCTTCCGAAACTAGAGCCATGCTAACTGACTGAATCCTCGTCATTGGGAAGCTGAATTCTGTCATGTAGTTTCTCATATACATGGATAAGAATTGGTTTGATTTTGGAGTGAAGTGGAACTCTTTAGCTGTATCACATTCTAAGGAGATGATGCTCCGATCAAACACTTTCATGAGCAAGTAAGTGCCGTTCACATGTATTAGTAGGCTGCCCTCTCCTACCCATATACCGCCTGATTTATACTGTGGTTTCAGCCAGATCCCCCAATAAGGCTGGTCCCTCATATCTAATTCCTCGCCTATCTTTGCTATGTCAATGTGCAACATCTGTAACATGTCAGGCTCCAAACCAGTATCATCAAACAATCTGTCTTCAAAATATTCATCTGTCAGCCCGTATCCCAGTGACTGTATGTCTTTAACCAGCCTTCTGGTCCAAACTCTTTCCATGTTTTCCCTAGCTTTTGGTGAGACATGAAGACCACCTATTCCCAATGTCATTAAATTGGACAATCTGGCCTCTGAAAACTTGATTTCAAACCCGTGTAAGCTATTGCTGCTTATAAATGATATCAGGCTTGGATAGTCTGTGATTTCTCTGCAATTGCTTGCTGTTCTCCCTACAAAGTAGTAAAGCCTCTTGTCAACACCTGAGATTCTCTTGGCGATTTTAGAATATTGTTGGGCAGTCAGATCATCAGGCTCCAGCCCACACTCTCTAACCTTGTTGTCTACGTACCTAACCTCAGTCATGGGGTCTTTGTTCATTCTAAAAAGCTTTGCATATTGCGGTTCATGTTTACAAACTACCACAAAATCACTATTCACTCTCTTTGATAGAGCTCCTAATGGATAACGAAATGAAACTACCAATGGCTTAACTGTACAGTGTCTACTTTGTTTGGTTATCACAAATCTACTTTCATTGCCCCTTACCCAGTCCATATACTCAGGGTTTATCTTCTTGTACATTGTCAACAGGGGACCCAGGTCAGTGGCTTTTATACCAGCAAGATAATCTTCATTTTGCAGACATGACATTAGCTCACTAATCTGAACAGACAAAGACTCATTTGTTTTTAACACCCTGTGTCTGAATGCACCATATATTCTGGAGATTCTTCTAGAGTCTGGTTCTGATACCATACTTGAATAAAACTTAGGCTCTCGTAGCTTTGCCTCTATCCATAGCTTGAAATGCTTCATGCTGTTTGGCTTGCAGTTCTTCAGATAAAAACTCTCAGAAATGTCACCTCTTAGCTTTGCATTTTCTGCAATTTCCCTTAACCTGGGATTTAGCCTAGCCCCCATATCCCACTGCAAGGTAATTTTGAGCTCTTCTAGGTTGATTAGCTCTTTTTCAATGAGTATGGTCGCCACCTTGCCCATGTAATCTTTATTGTATAGTAGGTGCCTAATCAGCTCGCTATCTGACTGTGCCATCATGAGATCAATTGGTGTCGGGTCATAGTCACCACCAAAGCCGTAATACAAGTCCTTTGTGACCGGCTTTGAGTAAAAAGCCCTGATAAATCTAGACATTAACCTTTGAGCCAAATAGGCCTCTGACAGTGTGCCACCATTGAATAAAATTTCATTGCTCTTTGAACCAGCCATTGCCACATCTGTGCAATAGCCCATATCAGTGGGCTTGAATGCCAATGTGTGGACAAATTTCACAATGAGTGGCAACATCTCTTTGCATAAGTAGACTATCGAGATTAGCTCCATGTATTGCCCTGTGACACTAATGTTTGATTTTTTTGTTGATAGCAGCAAGTTGCCACTAGCCATGGCAAATTGGGTCATGTCCAGCACTCTCTTGCCCCTACCCATTGGACCCAGGTCCTTAACCTCCTTTGATGCTTGGTCTAGGTAAACCTGGAATTTATAAGTGCTGTCGTCAGAGTGAGCCAGTCCCTGCCAATCAATGCTAGGGTACTTATAGAGAGTCCACGCTTTTATGTGTATTTGCACTGCCGCATGATAGATAGATGCCGTATAATTCATTATGCCCATCATGAAACTCACAGGCATCTCAAATTCATATGCACTGTTACCGAACTCCATGAACAAACATTCATATTTTATTTTCCTTTGAGGATGCTTCATTAAAGTGTCATATAGGTGCTTTTTCACAACAATTCTTTTTTTCAACATTTTCCTAAGGAACTTCATGCAAAACATATATGCTGGATCTGGGATGAAGGGTCTCAGGCCCTTGAAGTATTTTATGAACTTTTGTAAAAGTGCCCAGGGTGCAAATCTTCTACAGTCCAAACTACCGGTATGTGACTCAGATTGAGAGCTACCTTCAAAGTATAGTTTATGAAAAAGCCCTGGTCTCTTATTGGAAGGTATTGAGATGATCTCATTTGGCAGTATTCGAGCAATATCTTTTGCAAACTGCTCCACACAGTACTGCATGACTTTGGTCCCAACAAACATATTGTAGATCTCCCTAGCACCACCGTGTTGTTCTTTGTCTGTCATGTGGAATCTTGCTATGTCATCACAGCCATATGTTTTAAAGTACTCATGAAATGTGATCTCTTCTTCATCGTCTTCACCGGGCACATAATCACCAGTTCTGAACTTTTCCCCTTTATATAACACTTCATACCCCTTTTTGTTGAACATGGTGTGTTTAGTCTCACCACGTAGGCCTGCAGCTTTTGCTATGACACTAACATCTGTCTTCATTATTTTGTCCCAACACTGAGTTAAGCTATATTTTGAAGCTGACTGTATATAACTGCCAGTCACAAGGCCTAGGTACTCACTAAATTTTGGGTCATAACAGTAGTCAGACTCCAATATTGCTATATTTGGCTCAGTCATGTCTACTTTAATGCTTTCACAATCCTCATTATGGCCA